GATGGCATCAACATCTGATTGGCGAAGGGTTCTGTTCCGTGTGTTGTATTCCAGAAGCTCAAGAGCCTCAGCCGCGCTCAACATTCTGGCCGTGATGGTCACGGTGCGGTCAGGGCTGACGCAAAACCTCATTGAGCATGGTTCTGCTACTGCTGGCGGTGCTTGAATTAAACTTGTAACGCTCACTTGGACTCCTGTTCCTGTAGTGGGTTGGCCGTCGCGGGTGGCATCCCGCGGCGGCCCTTTTAATCGCCGAAAGCGGCGAAATTCGCGGCGCGGTCGCGCAACTCGAAAACCAGGGCGACCTCGGGCATGGACTTGATCTGCGGGCCGATGACGTCGGCGGCCATGTAGAGCAGTTCGGAAGTGGATTTGTCGGGGTGCCCTCCGGTGCCGGCAGCCGCGAGGCCCGCACTGGCGACGGCGCCAGCACCGGAGGGCGGTGCGACTTCCTCAACAGCCGGGGGGGCGGCTGGAGCAGTCGCACGTTTCGGGGCGAGGAATCCCTCGCGAAGTTCTCGGTCCCACTCGGCCAGCGAGGGCCAGTCGGGGAGGATCTCGACGGGGAAGCCGATCTCCATCAGCTTGTTGGCGGCGTCCGCTACCTGGATCAGCAGCCGGTTGAGGGCGCGATCGGCGAAGCGGCCAGAGCCTGCGGGCCGCCGTAGTAGTAGCGGTCGTTGGGCGGTCACGCGCTGGCCTTAAGTAGTGCCTCGACGTCGTCGCGGCGGAATCGGCGGTGCCCTGTCGGCGTCCTAAATGATGCGACTCGGCCAGCCTTCTCCCAGCGTCGCAGGGTATCGGCCGATACTCCGATCAAGGCTGCGGCTTCGCTCACCCGCAAGTGATCTGCGGTATTCGCAGGGTGCTTGCTTTGCATGAGGCATATTCAAGCATCCTTGTCCAGATTGCGCAAGCATTGAGTTACACCACACACGGGCTCGAATCTGTCTAGGCGAACTACGGCGGACCAAGGACATCCGGGCGGTACAAGAGCTGCTCGGCCATTCCTCACTGGCCGTCACCGAGCGGTATGTGCAGTGCGATGACGACGCCAAGCGGGCCGCGATGATGGCGGCGGTGGCCTAAACGCCGGAAAGCCGCCCCGCTCTCCCTTGTGGGGAAAGCGGGGCGGCGGTTCGCCGGGGACGGGGGCCGTTTTTAGGGGTTAGGTCGGCGGGTGGCGGCGGGCGATCTCATCGTGGACGGAGTCATCCCCAGCGCGACGGGCTAATCGTTCCTCCGAGATGTCACCTCGGAGGGCAGCGAATCCCCCGCGCATCTCATCGCGCATTCCGCCAAGTTCATCGCGCATCGCGTCCATGTCGGCGCGCATCGCGGTTTTGTGTCCATTTACGACTTGATCTTTGACCTGCTGAAGTGATCGGTGATTCCGTAGCGCCGCCCAGGATGGCACTGTGGTGATCACGGCCAAGGCGAGCAGGACGAACACGTCCATCCAGCTGTCCGGGTGGAACGGTGTCACCGCATGTCACCTCCGCATCCGGGGCCGGCCGTCATCGCGGCGGGCTGGTAGTTGGCCGCCGACGGTGATACCTCGGGGGCGGCTACGTTTTCTTCTGATGCCCTCACCGAGACGGCGACTCGTTCGCGCCCGATGGATTGCAGCAGTGAGGTGAGGGCGGCAACGGCTGAGGAGTACAGGTAGCCCTGCCACGGGATGGAGATGTCTGGGGTTATCTGCACGACGATAAGAAGGCCATAGAGGGTTTGGGCGAATGTTCGTAGCGCGCGCCACCCGGCGTCCGCGAAAAATTGTTTATCGGTCCACATGGTTCCTCACGCTGCTCGTAGGTAGTCGATGGCTGCTGTTGTGGAGTAATTGATGTGCGGGCCGGTTTGGGCGCCGAAGAACATCAGGGCGTCGACCATCGCCTTGAACATTCCGGTGGCTTCGGCGATCTGATTTGCGTCCTGGACGATGCCGGCTAGTTCCATGAATTGCCGCAGTAGTGAGTCGAGGCCGCTGATCATGTTGCCGTCGCGAATGATCTGCCAGATGGCGGTTCGGTCCTCCCCCGATTCATCGTCAGGGCAGTCGGTGTAGAGGTCGGCGCGGTGCGCGTAGTTGAGCCACCAGGATGGTGTGTCAGTCATGAGTGTTCCGGTGACGCCCTGGTGATCAGGGGCGGCTAGTGGGGCGCCGGCATCAGGCACGGCTTTGCCCTTTTCCCGCATAGGGTTTCCCCACATCACAGCTTTGCGCAGAAACGGTGCAGCCCAGTGCAGTCGGCCGTTCGCCGGCCGCACATCGAGCATGAACGCCTCGGAACAAATCAGGGCGCCCTGTGAATATCCTGCCCACGCGCAACCTGATGCGGTGATGCGGTTACGCCACCGTTCCATTTGGTTGGCTAGTTCGTCGCGGCCGGCGGTGATGCTTGGCCCCATGGGTACGGCCTGCGCCGGATACCCAATCGGTTGCCACAAGTATTTACCCTCGAGTGCGCGTGCGGTGTCAGCGTCAGGGCCAACCCACCACGGAACACTCGTACCGCAAACGGTGAACAGCACTGGCCGGTTGTCAACCTTGGCCGGCCGAGGTAGGAAACCGCAGACGTATTTGGTTTCGGCGTTGACGATGCCCGGCGTGTATTTTCCGGTGGCAAGTTGGCCGGCGGAGTTGTAGCGCTTCTGCATCTCGACGACGGCGTCGACCATCTGCTGATCGAAGATGCTGGTGTCGGCGAGGGTTTTCGCGTAGCTGAACTTTTTGCGCATATGGGCTTTGAGCTTGCGTATCTCATCGCTGCTATCGCCCAGGCCGAGACCTACGTATGCACCTCCGATTCTAATGGCCGACCACCTTTCTGTTTTTGCCTGATCGCTTGGCATTTTCTGCATGACCTGCCAAGGCCATCGGGGCGGATATACGTGTTCTCGGAAGTGAACTGATGACCGCGATTACACTGCTCAAGACGGGGAACGCCAGGACGCTTCGGATTAGCGGCCCGCTCGGCCTTCCTCTTTTCGTTTTCTTTGCGGCTTTTGATCTTTGAGCACGCTTTGCAGTAGCGAAGCTTCCAGCCGTTGTGGATGTAGTCACGGGTGTTTTCTGGCGTGTATTCGTGACCACGCAAGCAGTGCGTCTTGCTCGCGTTGTGGTGACTGCCGTGCTTCACCAAGTCATAGTTGTTCGACGAGTAGGTATCCCACCGAAGATTTGCAAGGCAATTGTTTTCGGCATTGCCATCACCGTGGCAGCACGCCATCCCCGGTGGCCGTGGTCCAACGAAAGCTTCTAGGACAAGCACATGCACGAAGACTTTGCGCTTCTTGCCGTCAACTGCAATCCCGACTGCTGGATATCCGCCGCGATTGGACTTCCATGGTTTAAGGATTCTGCCCGGAGATCTTCTGCTCCTACCGTCCGGGAAAGTGAGCAGACGATCAAGTGATCGCACTCTGCCTAAATCTGATACTTCGTAGTATCCTTCGGCGCCTACTACGGGACGCCAGGTTTCTTGACTAGCATTCATGCCAGCCCCTCCTTGCTTCGCTCAAGTGAGTGGGTTAGAGGCCGTCTGGTGTTCCACCACCAGGCGGTCTCATTTAATTGACGTTAGTCATAAGCACTGACAACCCAATGCTCCGTCGATCCTCACTTGCTGACTCCCACGGCCAGGCCGTCGATGCGCCGGTAGATGGCCTCGAGCAGCTGCCGGTCGGTCATGCCCGCGAGCGGGTTGTTGGTGGCCGGCGGGGCGGGAGGTTTGGGTTTGAACTCCCCGCGCATGGCTTTGGCGACCTCGCCGCGAAACCAGCCCATGTCGAGGTTGCCCGGATCCCATTTGCCTTGGGCGCGGCCCGCCCACTCCTTATGGCCGATGACACGGGACGAGTCGTAGCCCAGCTTGGTGAGGATCGCGGCGACGGTATCGCGCATGGCGATGATCTCCGGGTCGGGCCAGCGTTCGCGGGTCTGGGTGGCCGGGGTGATGGAGGTGTCGCGGGGCCAGGCACATTCGATGCCGATGAGGACCTGGTTGCCGCCGTCGGTGGGGATGCCAGGGTAGGAGCCCATCCCGGCGTGCCAGCACACTCCGACGGCGACGATGGTGACGGTGCCGTCCTGGGCGATGTGCAGGTTGGATAACGGGCCATCAAGGTCAGGCCGCCCGTTACGGATGGACATCGCATCGGCGTTGGCGTTGCCGGTGTGATGCACCATCACGCCCCAGATGTTCCCGAAGTCGCCATGCCCGGAGTCCTGCCAGCCGGGAAGTGTCTTGAGCTTGGACCCGAGTGCGGGGCGCAGCACGTCCTCCAGCCATACCGGGTCACCGGTCCATGCCACGGGAGTCTCCTTGCCGGGTAGTGGTATTGGTTCTGATTGCCGGGTATGAACGTGGTCGCGATGCCCGGAGTAGTCATCGGCGTAGTACTGGCTAGCGCTTACGTCGTCGCCGCCGGCCACGCCGATCCGCTGCCCGGTGTTGGGGTTCTGCCAGATGACTTGCTC